CCAATCATTATCTGAATTGGCAGCACAAAATGCTCAAGCAGCAGGAATAGAAGCTGGACAAACTAGTATTTATAATACTGCAGCAGGAGCAGCAAGTGCGGCAGGCGGCAGTACGGGACTTGGTAGTTTACTTGGAACTGCCTCAAATGTAGGCGGTATTGCAGCAGGACTTAATGCACTTGCACAATTAGGTGGTGGTGCAGCAAAAGTTGCAGGTGGTCAACAAGCTCAACAAGTTGGTAAACAGATTTCAGCATTAGCTCCACAAGCTGCTCCATTCCAACCTTATCAATCTACTTTAGCTGCACAATTATTTAACTTATTACAGAATCCTAGTACGATTACTTCTACTCCAGGTTATCAATTCCAACTTGGACAAGGCTTACAGGCTTTACAGGCTTCTCAAGCAGCACAAGGTCGTTTGGTATCAGGTGGTGCATTAACTCAAGCCCAACAATGGGGTCAACAGTATGCTTCTAGCCAATTACAACAACAAGAGAATATGTTGGCTAATTTAACTGGTGCTTATCAATCTCCTGCGTCTGCAGCTAATACTCAAGCTAACTTATTGTCTGGAGGATTAGGTGGAACATTAGGTGGAGCACAATCTACTGCAGCAGGTATTGGAAATATTGTAAGTCCATTATCTACACTCTATTCGCTCTATAATCAGTCTTCTCCAGACACACAGGTATCTTAATATGGCACTCGGTACAGAATTATTCCAATTAGCCACTTCTTATGACCCTTATGGAGCATTCCGTGAAGGTCAGATGGAAGGCCAAAAATATGATATTGAACAACAGAAATTAGATGTTCAACAGCAGGCTATGAAAGAAGCCAAACAGGAGATGGCTGCTGAATCTAAGCCTCAACCATTAGCAGGCATGGCTAAGAGCATGATGCCTCCTGGCACTTCTTTAGAGACTGCAGATGGTATTCCTACTTCTTCTGGTTTGTTAAATCAACAATTAGTTAACTCTCAACAAGATTTATCAGCTTCTCAAAAAATGATGAAAGAAGCTAACGTAGCTCGTGCTATGGGAGATAACAAGGCATATGCTAATTTAGTATCTGAAGCACGTCGTTTACAGACTACTGCTACAACAAATATGGCTAATGCTCGTAAAGAATATCAAGCATCTATTGATGATGCTCTTGAGTCTGTTTATGGTGCTAATAGCCAACAAGAATATGACCAACGTGTTAAAGACGCATTGACAAGAACTGGTATTGTTCCTCCAAAGAATCTTCCTGAGATTTGGACTCCTGATGTTAAGGAGAAAGTATTAAGTGCCATGTCTCCTGCAACACGTACAAAAGTTGAAAAAGAACAACGTGCTGAAGAAAAGGCTAAACGTGATGAAAGAACTGCTGCATTGCGTGACCAACGTTTAGAAGCATTATTACGTAATGGTCAAGGTGGTGGAGGTAAAGAGACTCCTGCACAAACTCGTGTTATCCAAGCATTAACTCAAACTTCTGATGCTTTGCAAAATGTTGCTAACTTGCCAATTACTACTGGCCCAATGTTCCAACAGAAACAATTTGGTAGCTTATACACAGCACCATTATCTGCATTGAATCAAAAGCTATCTGATGAATCTTCACAGATGTTACAGACTCGTATGACTGGTGTTGCTCGTGGTCTTGCAGCACTTGAATCTGGTGGTGCTGCTACAGGTCTAGTAGGTCTGACAGAAAGTATTGAAAAAGGTACATTTATTCAAGCTGGCTCTAAGTTGGATGTCGCTCTTGATAAGATGGGTGAAATGCGTCGTATTGTAGAATCTTCTGCTAAAGCAATGATGAATGACCCTAAACTCTCTCCAGAGCGTAAACAACTCATTCAAGATGAATTGGCAATTGTTCAAAAGGCAATTCCATTTACACAAGGTGATATTGATAGAGCACGTAAAGAAGCTAAAAAGAATCCTAATATGAGTTTCACAGACTTTACTACTCAAAAGTTTGGTGGTGAAAAACAAGACTCTGTTAAGGTTGGAGACCAAACTTATCAACGTCCTTCTAATATGTCTGACAAAGATTGGGCTGATTACAAAAAAGCCGTTGGAGCACAATAATGAGTCCTGAAGAGTGGTTAGCATCTCGTCAAAAGACTGAAGCACCAGCACAACAGGATTCAAAGCCAATGACTCCTGAAGAGTTTATGGCTTCTCGTAAGTCTGAAGAGCCAGCAAAAGAAGATAAGTTTGCCGAATACAAACAGTTTATGACTGGTGGTGAAGACGCTAAAAAGATGCGTGAATTTACCAAAGAATTAACTACTCGTGACCCATCTAAAGCAGGTAAAGTTACTAAAGAACAAGCTATTGATAAAATTCTTTCTAGTGCTGGTGCTGGTGCTGCAATAGGTGGTGGTGTAGGTCTTTTAGGTGGCCCTGCAGGAGGACTTGCTGGTGCTGCTATGGGTGGTTTAGGTGGTGCTGCAGGTGGTGCTTTAAGTGTATTAGCAGAACAACTTGGATACAGTGAAAAGACTCAGCAATTAGCCGATATGATTGGTATGGGTGCTGTCCCTGCTCAAACTGGTATAAAGATGATTGCTAGTAACAAATTAGTTAAGCAGTCGAGTGATATGGTTGGTGAACTAGCCAAGTCAATGATTCCTAAATATGGCACTGTTCGTAAGATTATTAACGCATTAACTCCTGAAGCTAAAATATCTGGTAAAGCAGCAGAACAAGCATTAGGTGAAAAGGCTATTACTGCAGGTGCTACTACTGAAGCTCGTGACGCATTTAAAGCTGAAATGGAAGCATCACATGGAGAAGGAACTACTGTTTCAGGTCTCTATGAAAAAGCTAAATCAGCATATGATGACGCATTGGCTAATGCCACTCCTGAAACATTAAAACAAGAATTTAATAAAATTGGAGAAGCCTTACCTAAAGCATCTCGTACTGCTTCAATGAATAAGATTAAGAAATTCTTTGTTGATGAACAAGGCAATCCTTTAAGTGGTAATGATGTTATTAACAATATCAAATCCGATGACTTCAAAGCATTAAGCAAATTAGAACAAGAGCAAGTTCGTAAAGCAGTTAATGACTTTATTCCTGGTAAAGCTGAACAAGTAGCTCGTAATGCAGCAGAGAAAGAATTTGTTGCAACCGCAAAAGATACATTACCTGAGTTATTTAAGAGTGGTAACTACAGGACTATTAATGCTCAAATGGGTAATTTTGCTAAAGATGAAGCTGGTCAGAAAGTATTTAAACAAGAATTGGCTTATTACCTTAAAGGTCGTCCTGTAGAACAGGCTAAGAGTTTATGGGCTAATATTGCACCTAATGTTAAACAAACTTTAATTAAAGACCCTGCACAATTCCAAAAGATTGCTGATGTTATTAACAATGCTAAAACTGGAAAAGATATTTCTCGTGCAGCAAGTTTATTAATTAAAGCTGGTTATATTTCAAACATTCCACAGGAGAATCAATAATGCCACTCAAAAAAGGTAGTTCCAAAGAGACTGTATCTAAGAACATTAAGACTGAAATGAAAGCTGGGAAACCGCAAAAACAGGCAGTCGCAATCGCTCTTTCAAAAGCTGGTAAGTCTAAAAAGAAATTAAAATAATGGAAATATTGCTGGTTGACCCTGCTGGTGCTTTAGTTGACTTTGGTGTTCGTTGCCTTGCAGAAGGACATTCTGTTAAGCAATGGGTAAAGCCACATGGTCAGGAGCGTTCTAAAATTGGTCGTGGATTAATTGACCAAGTGCAAAACTGGCAGATTCATGCCAAGAATGCAGACCTCATTGTTTTGTCAGATAACGCTTTCCAAATGCGTGAACTAGAAAAGTTCCATGAAGAAGGTTACCCAATTATTGGGACAAACCAATTAGGTGCAAAGATGGAATTAGACCGTGATTATGGTCAAGACATTATGCGTAAAGCAGGACTGTCTGTTATTCCTTCATTTGAATTCCATGACTATAACTCCGCAATTGACTTCGTAAAGGCGAATCCGAAACGCTATGTATCCAAACCTTCAGGAGATGCAGACAAAGCTCTATCATATGTATCTAAATCACCTGCTGACATGGTATTCATGTTACAGAGATGGAAAGAGACGGGTAAGCGAAGGGATTTCATTCTACAAGAGTTTGTTCCAGGTATCGAATTTGGAGTAGGCACTTGGGTAGGCCCTAGTGGATTCTCTAAGAACATCCTAGAGGGCTTTGAACACAAGAAGCTCATGTCTAGCAACTATGGCTGTAATACTGGTGAACAAGGTACAGTCATTAAATATGTTAGTGAGTCCAAACTTTTTGATGACACACTCAAGCGTTTTGAAGATTACCTAGTCTATATTGGACATACTGGCTATGTTGACCTAGCCTTTATTATTGATGAAAAGGGTGAGCCACGTCCATTAGAGTGGACTATGCGTAAAGGGTGGCCTTTATTTAACATTCAACAGTGCTTACACAAGGGTTCTGTTGTGGATTGGATGGTAGACCTTATAAATGGTAAAGATACTCTTAAAGTTCGTCGAGATATTGCTACTGGTGTCGTTATCCCTATTGGGGATTACCCTAGGTCTAAGACTACTGGACGTGACCATAGTGGATTTCCTATCTATGGTTTGCCAGACGAATTGTCTGACGATTTCGCATTATGTGAGGTGATGGTTGGAAATGCCCCTCAGAACGACGAGAACGGCATTGTAGAGCGTCCTAGCCTTGTGACGGCAGGTGACTATGTACTCGTTGCAAATGGTCGTGGTGACACCGTTAAACAAGCCTGTGAACGTGCTTATAAAAACGTCGATAAAATCGAGATTCCCGACTGTATTAATGTTAGAGATGACATTGGAGAAGCATTAGAGCATCAATTGCCTGTTTTACATGGTTATGGCTTTGCCACAGAGTTTATCTACGACAAGGAAGAGTCTGAGGAATAATGGCAAAACTAGCCCCTCCACCTCCTACTACTCAAGACGTTGGTTCTCGTCAGTTTAGAGATTGGTTCTATAGCATTTTCCAATTTATTAACCAGCAAACTGGTACTTTGGGAACAATGGCATATGAGAATGCCAATTCTGTCTCTATAACAGGGGGTTCAATTGGTGGTGTGGGAATTAGTGGTTCTACCATTAATAACACCCCTATTGGAGCTACCACCCCATCTACCATTGAGGGAACGTCCATTACCGCTACAGGTCAATTTAATGGCTCTGGAGCAGGAATTACTGGTTTACCCTATACAGGAGTCACAGGATTAGCTACAGTAGCTCATACAGGAGCTTATTCTGACCTTACAGGAAAACCGACAGGATTAACTGTCACCATTACTACAGCAAAATTAACAACTGGTGGAACCAACGGAAGCATGACTTTTACCAATGGTATATTAACCGCACAAACTCAAGCAACTTAATCATGGCACTTAACCTAACTGAACACGAACTTGAAGAACTTGTTGAAAAAGTAACTGAGAGAGTTTTGACCAATATGTATTCCTCAGTAGGAAGAAATGTTATTCAAAAGTTTACTTGGATTGTAGGTATTTTATCTATATCTATACTGACATGGATGGCTGGTTCAGGTCACGTTAATATCAAATAATGAACAAGTTTTTCACCGACCTTTTAACTCAAAATGATAACCAAACTTGGTGTATCGCTAGGGTTGGTGTATTCCTTGGGATTATTACATTCGTTTGTCTAGGGTTTATCCATACCATCTATAACCATAGCATTGATTTCTCAGGATTTGGTATGGGTCTAGGTGGATTATTAGGCGGCGCAGGTGTATATGTTGGCTCACAAGCCGCAACTGATAAGGAAGAAAAATGAGTTATTTATACCCTTTGTTAGTGGTCATTAACATTATTGGTACTTTATTAACATTCCCATTGGCATTGATATTACCTTTATTTGCAACGCAGCAAGAAGGATGGTTAGATAATGCCACTAAATGGGGTGTAGGCCCACGGCTTCCTAAATGGTTATCTTGGTTCCAAGCCCCTGACAATAGCCTAGATGGAGACATAGGATTCTTTTCTACCCATCCTGCTAGTTGGTGGTCAAAAGTTCAATGGTTATGGCGTAACCCTTTCTATGGATTTGCCGTAGTAACCTTTGATGACTCTGATGGAATGAGTTATTCAGGAGACTTGAAGGTAAGCCCTACCAATCCAGGACATATCCTCATTAAAGGCCACGGTCTATGGCAGTATGTCTTATATAAGAGTTTCCTAGGGAAAACCCTATACTTAAACTTTGGCTGGAATATAATGTCCTTAGTAGAGCCTTCTTTCTTAACTCCTGACCAATGGCAAGACAATACGGCCTTAATTAAGAACTACCCAGCTACTTTTGCATTTTCACCGAGGATTATCTAATGTGGTCTACCCTAATATCTGGAGTATCTAGTTTTGTTTCATCCTATGTCACCTACATCAAAATTGGAGTGGCTATTTTGGTGTTATGTGCTTGTCTTTATATTGGTTATAGCTACGAGCATAGTAAACTGGTTGCGTACAAGGGAGAGGTTGCACAGGTCGCCAAAGCACAAGAAGAAAAGAACAAAGAACTCGATAAACAAAGTCAATTAATCACAGAGGGAATCAGAAATGAATATGAAGCTAAACTCACTGCTCTTCGCAATTACTATTCTGTCGGGGTGCGCCACACCAGTAGCGGTACAACAACGGGAATTTCCGCAGCCCCCAAAGGAACTGATGCAGAAGCCCAATACACAGTACTTGCTGGACAATGCGCTGCAACAACGCAACAACTAGTTTCCCTACAAGAGTGGATTAACCAGCAGATTGGTGTTAAGTAACCATCTCAATAGCTCGATTACGAACTAATTTAACTCTTTCTGTCCATCCATTTCCAAATACAGGGAATGTCTTTCTAGTCTCTAGGAATGCCATTCTCTTGTCACAGAACTCATTAATTAATGTAATGGGATTAATTTGGCTTATAGCAGCCACAGTGTTAATACCAATAGCACCATCAACAGGAGTGCCGACAATTTCTTGTATCCATTCGGATGAAATAAAAACACCGCTATTAATGGCAGCATCAAAAATGCAGTAGTCAAGTCCCGAAGGAAGAGCATCTCCGTATATCGCATTCCAATACCTCGCTTTATAAAGTGGTTTAACCTGCTCTTTAGTCAGGTTCTTCATATCTTCTATGGTCACAGGACGGTTTGTCCACTTTTCCCAAGTAGCTTTAGTGCATCCCCATTTAGTAGCCCCACCTGGGTCATTTACATTATCCGTGAATCCTCCCTCGCTACCAATCACAAGGTCAAATGATTTATCCCAATTTCTGTTCACGATAGCTCTCCAATGCTTTATTTAGGATAGCCATAAATCCTTCTTGAGCTACCAATTTCATTAATTCTGCGTCACACTCCACTTGAATATCTGCAGAACCATCCTCATTTTCTTTATAGTCTGTAACTTCAAATCTCATGTAATTTTCCCCTAAAGTCTATAAGGTTCTCTCCAACTACTCTAATCATCTCAGGCTGTAATAACATTTTCTTTTCCCAAGACAACATAACAAATCCGCTAATCCAATCCTTTGGAGCATCTTCAGTGTAGGAAAACTGTTGTCCATGTGGGTCAGCTAGTGTACCTGTCTGAACGCCCCAACGAGTTCCATTGTAATCAGTAATACCTACTACATTCATAGCATGGGTATGGCCTGTCACCATATTCACACCAGAGTTTAAAGAATTACTACGACCTCCTGTCCATCCACCTTTCCAACGGTGTTTAATACAAGTATCTTCGTTAATCCAAAATGACCAACAAGGATTCCACATAGGGAAGTATTCTTTTAATGTTGTCCCAGGCACTCCCTCAAATGCAGGAAGGTTATTCACAATATTGGCAGTGAATCTCATGTCATGGTTACCCATAGGCCAAAATAACTTAGCACCTTTTGCAACCTTTTCAATCTCACCTAGATAATACTGACAGGCTTCTAATTCCTCTTTTACACTAGGTAATTTATCAAAATCCATACGAGGATGTCGAGAAATACCAGCACCATCGAAAGCATCACCGTTACATACAATAGCTGTGGGGCGATACTCTTTAATACATTCCAACAATGCTTTGTAAGCTGTAGTAGTAATATCAGGCCAGAAATGAGCGTCAGAAAAAACGATAACACGACCCTTTTCAATATCCATGCCACGTCTAGTGTGACCCTCTGTTTGGGTAATTTTCTTATCAATTGAAACCCTTTGGTCGTTAAATGTAGGAAGTTGAATACCAAGTCGTGTCTCAATAGACCTTCTACGGTTATATACAGACCTGACATCCTGTTTATGTTTTTCTGCAAACTTCTGTGGACTACCAATTAGTTTCCACTCTTTAATAAATTCATCATCTGGTAAATAATATCCTGCCACTCTATTCCCCTAGCTTATAAGTTTTAACTGGTTCATGGCTCTTTAAATCGACATTACAAGCCCATTTAACAGATTCTTCTGCACTTAATCCCATTCTCATACAGACTTCTGCTGCCATAGCACCACTACCAATTGCCATAAATGTTTTAGCACGTTCCCACTCTAAATCATCACCACAATAAAAAAGACCATCTGAGGTCAATTTAATAAATGAACTATCGGCTTTTAGTTTAGGTTTGGTCTTAATCTTCTTATTAACGTAATCAACAACCTTTTCACAGTCACTCCAATTACCTGCCACTCCTAACCATCCACCATCAATAGGTACTATCTTGTCTTCAAAATACTTAATTCCAGAGTCATCGTCAGAAAATTGACTATCTGACACTAAAACTTTATTAATCCAATCTCCAACAATTGTCGTCATATCGTTCTCAATATTAGGTGAGACTGCAAGCTGGACGGAGGGGAGCCGTCATGGGGAAGTGGGGGATGAATGCCTGCAGTCTCATTTGTCAGTTTACATTAGAAAGTTACGTCGTTCCATACCTTGCAATATTTATTCACGGCACAGTAGTCCTCACACCGTCTATAAGTCGCTGGACGATGCTCCCAGAACTGGTCTGTGCCAAGTGTAACACCCTCTTGTGAAGGATATAGCTTAATTGCCCTCTTGCCACCCTTTTTCATCAAGGCCCATTGTTCAGGTGTAGTCCATCTTTCTTCGTCATTACATACAGGTGGCTCTGCCATTTGATGCAGTGCAACACGCTCTTTAACATATGCCTCTGCTTCATCTAATGTCCACATCCGTATAGGAAGGGTCATAATGGCTCTCTGAGGGTATTCAGGGTTCTTTTGCTTCTCCCTAGGTCTCCAGTCACGGAAAATGGCTGTAATGCTCAATTTAGTGATTTCTGTGCCATTTTTATGGAGTAACCATCTTAGGACATTTAACTGTCTCTCCCAGTCAATTTTACCATTGGCAGAGTATACAGAGGTCACCTTGTAATCAGATAGGCTAGAACCCTCTAAAACATCAAACTGGCCCCCTAATTTCCATCCTAGTACCTCTGCATAGACACGCTCTTCTACACGTGCTGTACGCCCTTTATAAGCCATTTCTAAGAGGTGATGTACCGAAGTGCCAAATAAGGCCCAAACACGGTCTGAAACGTCCTCTTCTAGGTCATCCCAATGCTCTTTGGTCAGTTTACGGATTAACGGTGGCTGAATAAGCTGTGTAACCGTAATATCGCTACTACCTGGGGTATACCCTGTGTTATTGACCGCATTAACAATCGGGTCAGGTAAATTAAATTTGTTTGTTA